ATAGTATCCAAGTTGTTTTCTTATTCTGAATTATAAACTCAGAACCAACAGCAACACCAGAGGTAGTATTTAAGTCCACCCAAGAATCACCAATTTCAATATCTGGTATAGTTTGTGACATTTTATGTATTTCCTATTTTAATAATTATTATTTGGTGTTTATTCACCAACATTTGTAGTAAACTATATTCCCTCATATAAACCTTCCTAGAGTAATGGTAGATCCTGCCAAGAACCACCACCTCCGTTATCAACTAAAGAGAAACTGGTACTTAAATCACCACTGACGCAAGGTTGCAGTGCACTCGTATTATCATCAAATAGGTAGGTACCTCTTGGTAAAGTTAGTAATCTAACGGCACCTTTATATTGTGAATAGGTTGAGTTCTTTTTCATTACTTTAGTAACAGCATCTGCAACCCTGACAGTACCCCTCACATAGGCAGACCACTCGCCTTCTAATATCCCATCTTTATAAAGATATATACCTATTGGTTGTATTACAAGAGTCCATGTAGAATTATCAAGAGGCTTACCTACTCCACCACTAAAAATAACACCTCCAACATTAATCCTATAATTATATTGACCAATCAAGCTAAATTCAAACTCAGTTTCATTTAAATCATTACTCTGGGTAATGATAGATTGCACACTAGAGTTTAAATCAATGCGGTCTGATACTGTAAATATAATCTTAATTATAGATTCATCTAAATCTATAAGCTTAGAATTAGATTTAAAGTATTTAGATTCTGATGCACTTGTATTAACAAAGACTTGAGTGGTATTTACTACAACATAAGAAGGCTTACTTACAATTACATATCCAGTACCTAATTTAGATACTGGAGTAACTACTAAATCGTAAGAAGTACCGCTAGTAAGCCCAGTAATAATAAGGGGAAATTTAATATCCAACCACTTAGTACTTATTACAGTACCACCTGTTACCTTATATGAAACCATATAATCTGTAACCTTGTGTCCATACTCCTCTATTTGCGTGGCATAGATCCTGATACTAGTGGAGGAATTAGGCTTAACATATACAGTAGCCCCAGTAGGTTTACGAGGGTCATTCATAAGTTCGTAATCAACTGATAGTAATGGACTTGGTATACCTCCCCCACCTATACAGGAGTGAGTGTACTGTGACTGAGGGTATGTATTGATATTACCAGTATTTCCTACACACTCGTTATGGATATAAACAGCGTAATCTCCATTATAAGACTTACCATACAGGTCACTATAGTTTAATGTTAATCCCGGACTTACATAACAGTTTATAAAGTGATTTCCTTTGGCAATGTTTTGATTCCAACCACCCTTACCTTTAGCTAAATGAAAACCAGCACATACTGTTGGCAATGTAGATTGACTACCTATTGTAGTTCTATGGTTATCTTGACCTAGGCAAGCAGTAAAAGTACACATACCTGCAGTAATATACCATCCACTTCCATGAGACTCTTGAGCCTCACAACTTGTATAAAAACCCTGCCCACCAATCCAACTGTCAGACAATACAGCCCAGTTTGCTGATTTTTCCTCGTCAGTACCACCATCAACACCATTATAATAGGATTTACAGTTTACAAACTTACAAGAGGTAGCTTTGTAAGATCTGATACCTGTAAACCTATTACCACCTGCGTTACAGTTCTCAAAATAACTGTCAACATAAGTGTCTATATCCCACCCACGTTGATTATTATTAGATTGACAGTTTTTAACTAAACCCTCACCACGCCCACTAATAAAGATACCTGTACCTTTCATGAACGCTACTTGTATATCTTCCATCCTCAGATAATTATCTACATCAAGGTACCCACCCATTGCCATGTTTAGATGTATACCATTTTCAGCACTAGACCCATCCCATCTACGACCCCAAATAGAAAACCCTTTTATTGTTAGATTACCGTCGGAACCTTTTGTTGCCCATCTCTCATTAGCAAGTACATGTACACCCTCAATAAATCCATCAAGGCAAACAAATGTAGTTGAGTTTCTCCCTTTACCAACAAAACCACAACTTTCTGGTATAAGTATCGCTGCAGTGACTCCAGCATCTTTCTCTGTTTGACTTACATGTAGTCCGTAGGAAAGTGCCCCAAAAACTACATGCCAACCTCTATTAGGAGACCCGCGCCAAGTATCACTTCCCCTAACTAACGAGAATTTCTTTGCTTGTGTCATTGCTGCAACAATACTAAGCCTATCATTAGTTCCTAAACTATTTACCACATCACCTTTAGCTCCGTACTGATGTACATCAATCTCACCAGTTACTTTGTGTCTAAGAACTGCAGCTAATCCTTGCCCTAGGTTAAAGTTACCTAATCCATCTAATATAACAGTTGAAGGTATATTTACAATTGGAGTTACTAAATAGTTACCACCACCATAATCACCTATAGAGTGATATCCCCTAGTGATAACTTCCATATCACCATCTGCCATACTAGACCAATCAAAAGCTAACATATCAATAACAGTGTTAAATACCTTTTCTGAGTTGCTAGATCCTATGATATCTACCACTTTGTTGATGGTGGTCACTAAGTCAGTAGTAGTACTCTTACCACACTCAATTTTAGTTAAACTCACTATCAAAACCTCCTGCAAATTCAAGTGCTTCTTCCCACGTTAATAGCATGGGTGTTTTGTCGCTAATTCCGAAATTTGGCTCTAATCCAATTCCAGATAAGTACTCTAAAAAGTATTGCGCACTATCTTTGTGAAAGTTAACTAATCGATAGTCTCCGTACACGACTGCATCAGGCCAAGATTCATGTGCAATATTATTATCTTGGTAACCTTGCTCAGATAGAACTACGAACACGTACATGCCAGAGTTAAGCCAAATTTCTAATTTTGTCATTTGACTAACCACCCTGCTGGATTGTAATTAATAATGTTAGCTATTCTAGAACCAATAGTTGCAAGCTGTGAGGAACCTTGGGATTTATTGTTTAAAGGTATAGTGATATTACCTGCCGCTCTAATAAACCTTAGATCAAAAAATGACTGATTACTAAAGGCGCTAGGAACAGGAGTTGCTCCAATTATTTTTATATTACCATTGTTTAGGTGCGTAAATTCAATTTCATGTATATTCCCATCGGTAGGCATTACATGATTGTTAGATATAGTTACCCCATCTAGTTTAGTTGTATGTAGACCATTAATACCTTGAATATTAGTTCCTCCTAATAGATAAACCTTATAGATATCAGTATTTTCAGCATTGCAAAATAACACCCTTGTAGCGCCATTACTTGCAGCTGCTTTAAATTTAAATATTGTTTTATCTCCTACTGCTAAATTTATAGGTGTATCCATAGAAAAGTATTGCGATAAGCCATCAAGTTTAAATGCATAGCTAGTTACACCTAAAATTGCTGCGCTAGAAGTAACTACAGTACCAACGCTATCAGTAACCGTAACCGTAATAGATGCGTTTTTATCCGCATCTGCGGCTGTAAATGATAATGCTGCGCTATTGGTTCCAGTATTTACACCGTTCTTTTTCCATTGGTAAGTGTAAGGGGCAATGCCGCCGATAATTTCACAACTGAATGTTGCAAGTGAATATTCGTCAACAGTTTTACTTTGTGGTTGAGAAGAGAATAATAATATGCTTATATTATACCCTCCTAATATTATTCCACCATCGAAGCTAATAGGCATAACTTAATACCTCTCTATTCAACGCCAGCAGCTTCTTTAAAGTCAGCCAGCATATTTGAAATTGATTTATTCTTCTTTAATGACACACCAAACTTAGCTGCATATAGGTCTAACTCTGATTTATCACTCTTCGTGTTCTTGAGAGCTTCTACACGAGGCCAATCTACTTCATCGAAGGAAATATACTCATGTTCAATTAAAATCTCACCAGCAGCTTCCTGTTCACCCTCAGTAGCAACAATGCCTTTATCTGACTCTACAATACCCTCTTCATCCATAGCAATTAAAGAAATTTTAGTTTCTTCTACGACAATGGTAGGTGGGTTATCATCAAAGGTTACTACCCAACGATTACGTCTAGTAGTGGATTTATCTGGATCAATAAAATATCCAAACCGTTCATTCAATGCAATGAAATAATCTTTAGCACAACGAGTGGTAGTTAATACTCCATGAATATCTACAAAGTAAAACTGTGGTAACCCGTTAGTAGCTTTAGCATCAAACTCTGGTTTAAGGTTAGCTACATACCCTGTGAACTGAGGTTTACGTAAAAACACTTTACATTCTGTCATGTATTAATTCTCCTAAAATTTAAAACAAAAAGGGAGCCATAAGAGGCTCCCTTTGTATATACAAATTAACGGTTATACACGCAGGGTGTTACCAGTAGCTTTAACTACTAACTCTGGACGAGTGTTAACGATAATGAAACTTGATTCAGTCTCAACTTTAGAAGCACGATGACTTGTATCATCTAAGAATACATACATCTCTTGTGCAACTTGGTTTGCGTATAACACTGAGTCTGCAGGAGCATACTGTGCCATAAACATTGTGCTGATACCCATTGGTAAGAAGTAAGCATCACCAGTAGCGATTTCACCAGAGATATCTTCAATGTAAGTAACACCAGAAGTATCAAATGAACGGTTGATTAACTCACCACCTAAACGACGACGTAGAGGCTCACTTTCACTTGGGTAGCTATCATATGCAGCTTGAACCAATGGATGAGTGATTAACGAGTTGAAGAAACCTGAACCAACGATTGCAATAACTTTGTAGCTATCACCATTGTCAGCAGCATTAGTGATAATACTTTGACGGGCTTCAGCTTCTACAGTAATACGTGGGTCAACAGCATCATCAGTAAAGTCGATTGGGAAAGTTACTGGAGTAACACCGAACTCTGTGAAGTAGTTGTACTGACCTTGTAGCCACTCTGGAGAGTAAGAACTACCTTTCAATGCTGCGTATAAAGCTTTCTCGAAAGTGTTAGTGTGAGACTTAGCAATACGATTCATAGAACGCATTACACGGTCTTGTAAAGTAGCTGGAGTATCAGAAGTACCATACAAACGTAAGTCTTGAATTTCCTGTGCTGTCCAACGTGTATCTAGTGGGAACAAAGGAATATTAAAGTTACGAGAGATTGCTGATTCACGACCAGCGAAGTTACGATCACCACCACGGGCACGAGCAGCAATCACATCTAAACTTTCAGTAACACGTTCAACTTGTGCTACAGTAGTCTCACCCATTACAGTGTTCTGAATTAAACCTAAGCTAGATAATAGTTTAGGTACGCGAGGGACTAGTTCAACAAGTGGAGTGAAATCTAGTACACCAAAATCGCCATTACGAGCAGTTGCCATTATTTATTTTCCTTCTAAATTCTTATTATGCGAAAGTGTTAAGTTGTGCTGCAAGAGCAGTTTTACCAGCGGCATTAATTGCACCGTCTGTAAACACAACGTTAGCTTCTTTAAATGTGCAACCACGTTTAGCAACTGACACAGTAAGTGTATCACCTACTACTAAGTCATCACCGTAATCACGGACTGTTAGGTCATCAATCACACCAGCAGATGTTGCAGCGCCAGCAATGGCAACTTCTACACCAGCAGCAGTAACTACTGAACCATTCTTCATAGTAGCAGTCCAAACAACGTCTACGTCATCATGTGTGAAACCAGCTAAGTCAGTAACAATTGCATTAAGTACAATCTGTTCTGCGCCAAGGTTTAAATCAGGCATCGGGTATATCTCCTAGTTTTATAATTATTTAGTTTTAACTTGAGCGGCTTTAAGTGCTGCAATTTTACCTTGCAATACGCTGTTACCTTGGGCTTCTTCTTTGAGTTCAGCACTAGTCGATGTGACAGTAGTAGCAAACTCAGTTTTAACTTGTTCTACTTCAAGTGCAGCGGCTTCAACTTTAGATTGAGCTTCAGTGACTTGAGATGCAGCTTCCATTAATACAGATTCATTTGATGCATTAGCAGCAGCAATAACAGAATTCATTAAACTCTTATGGTCTTCTTTCACATCAGCAGACATGAAGAAAGTTAATAGAGACTCTTTACACTCAGCTAAGAAAGGAGTAGTATCAAGTTGTGCTGATAACTTCTCTGTAGCCATTTGTGCTTCTTTAGCCTGATAAGCAGCTAACATAGATGCTTGTTGTTCCATTTGTGCTTGCATTTTAGCAAACTCAGCAGGATCTACTTGGAATTCAGCAGACATTGATTTTTTATCCTTTTGTTTAGAATTTGGGTTGATATCAATAGTTTGATCTTTTGGAGGAGTAGTAACATCTTCGTTTATTTCAGATTCAGGTACTTCAGATAAGTAGGTGTAGAATTCTTCCCCTTCCATAATCTTATCAACTAAACCTAATCTCAAACAATCATCAGATGAAAACATCTTAGCATCCGTACCTCTAACTACATCAGCAGAGATACCACGCATATTAGCTACATGGTCAACAAACTGCCCGTATAGAGAATCTACTTTAACTTGTAAGTCACTAATGAAATCGTTACGGTATTCACCATTCTCATCAAATGGGACTTTAGATGCACCAGCAGTAATATACTTAACAGTGATACCATCTTCTTCTAACTTTTTATTATTGTTAGCTAGACGAATAACTACACCGATAGAGCCACACTGTGCGTCAGGGTTCATGATAACTTCGTGTGCAGCACTTGCTAAAGCAAATCCAGCAGAAGCAGCCATACCATCTACATAGGCATAAATCTTAATACCAGCAGCGTCAGCTTTCTTACGTAATTCGCGAGATGTAGAGAACGCTCTGTACGCCTCACCCCCAGAACTATCAACTAACATCAGTACTTTAGTCACTTCACGGTTAGAAACAATCTCATCCATTTGCTCAAGCAAACCTTGATAAGAACATCCACCACAGTAAGCTTCCCAACCTGTTTTCTTATAAGTTGTGGGACCTTCCACTCTCAAGATCCCTACGGAACCTTCTACCAAATCACCTGAGTTATACTCCATATGATCACTGGACAACTGGGCAGCATGAGATGCAGCTTCATAGATACCACTATTGCGGTCTTCTAGGACAGAAGCAATTTCTTCAAACTTAGTTGCTGTGATTAACTGGGGTAGGTCGAGGATTGATTTGGAGAGTCTTGGCAATTTATGTGCCATCATATCTCCTTTCAAGGATTGATTAATACCTTATGAGGTATATTACCATTTAATAAGTGACTAATCAACCCTTTATTGTATTGTGATTAAAATGTCAAGGAATTATTTAATTATTTTCCTTGTTGGCAACAGAACGGTCACCACCAGTAGCTGTAGATGTGCCAGTCCCATTATTTAAACCTGAGTTCATAGCTGAGCCACTCTTACTGGTAGATTCTGCTAATAAGGGTGCAATACTTTCTGGTGTGGCATCATCAGCAAACCGATAAGTAATACCAAGTTTACCATAGATTTCATTAAGGAATTTAGGATCTCTACTTGGAGTTAACCCTGTAGCAGTTACACGTTGAAGCATCTTACCAAATTCATCAATACTTAATGGTTCAATTGCACCAGCCTTGATAACAGGTACATCTTCTGGAAGTAATTCCCACCCGTTGAGTCTAAACAGTTGTTGGTTGATGTCAGTATTTAATGCTTCTTCAATGACAGCGATATCTCGTTCAATATAGAATGAATGGATACTGTTCTGACCTTCAAGCATGTTATACGAGCCACCTGCACCATCACCAGCAATTAAGTTACCAGCACCGAATGCATTGTAGATAGCACGTTTACGCTGCTCAACTAGAGCAACAGTGTCAAAATTACGTCCGCCACCATCTATTCCCATGAACTTAAGGTCGAAACTACGCATACCATTACCACTTTCACTTTGAGTGTCAGACGGTAATATAGTATAATTCTGTTCACCAGTATGCATGTTAGCCATATTGGTTTTAAGTTGCTCAACCATCAATCCTTCTGGACTAGAAGCATCTGCAGCAGCCTTAGAGAGGATATCTTCTGGTAGGTATAGGATAGGTGTACCAGAGAAATCTTTAGTCACACCGACTAACGTACACTCTTGTAGGAGTATCTTCTCACGCCATGCTGTGTAACATGTATCAAATGCTGACACACCAAACGGTTGAGCATCTGTACCACTATATGTGATCAATGCTAACTTGTTACGAGGTACACTTACATAACCTCTAGCAACATGCATTTCATAGTCGAACACATCTGATGTATTTCTAAAGGCATTAAGGTTCTGCCTCATCTCAATAATATCACGACCACCATTACCAATAGTAAA